GTCGGTGAAGTAGTACAACAACCTATAGGAAATCCTTTTGACCCTATTATGAATTTTGGAGGAGATTTCATAGCTCAGACTTTTGGACGTATAGCAGAAAATATGTATGACCCCGAGGCTGCAGCGAGAGGTCAGAAAAAATTTGCAATTATACAAGATGCAGCAAAGATGTTTGGTAAAGTACCTGGACAACTAACACGAGAGGATAAGCTTTCATATGAACAACAAACTGGAAATCCAGTTGAGCAACTATCTTTTGTGGAGGGTTTTAATTCACCCTTAGAATTTGTACTAGGAGAAGCTGTCGAGGGTTCACGCAGAATACAAAAGGGTGAAAGATTCACAGAACTACCAGGTAATCTTCAATTTGGAGTGGCTTTTGTACCCTTTGAATTTTGGTTAGGGGGCTTTGGTGGTAAAACAGCGGTTCAAGAATTCGGTGGTGAAGTTTTAAACAAGTATAGAGGAATGTCCTTAGGAGAAATAGTTACTAACCCTAAAGCACGTGAAGAGATTCCTGAAGTGGTGGCTTCTATAGAAAGAGAATATCCTATACTTAGAAAACAAACAGGCCCTAGAGAAACAACTGAAAGACCATCTGATATGGATTTAGTGGCTAGTCAGTCCGACTCTTTGGATGACAGAGGTCTAAGATTTAAAACAGGAATGCCTAATAGGTCGACACTTGATGCAAGAACAAAAGCAGAAACAGGACTTGCTTCATCAACACCAAGAGCAGGAACAAAAAAAGATTTTCTTGTAAATTATTTTAGTGATCCTAAAGCAACAATTAAAACAACCACATCACTTGAGGGTCAAGGTATAAATAGAAAAGATATTGCAAATTTTTTACAAGAGTTTCCTGAATATAGAAATAGAATTCAATTTGGTTTAAAAGATGCCAAAACAATTGATAGACTAGAGGCAGGTATAAAGAAACTACAAGCTTTTGAAGGAGAAAAAATTCCAAGTCTAGAACTAGAAAGAATGTTTGGTTTAGGAGGTAAAGGGTATCTAACCACAATACTGAATAATAAAGATACTGTTACTAAAGGTTTACTTACCCAAGATCAAGTTGACTATGTAAAATCTTTTCAAACAAATTTATCCCGAGCAGAATTAGATAATAGTAAAAAATTATCTACGATTGCTACCGATCTTAAAAATAATTCCGAGTTTCAAAATCTCGGTCCTACTGAAATAAGCAACAAATATAAAATTCCTTTAATAAATCTACAAACGGCAATGAGTAAAGATCCAGAATTATATGCACTTGTTGCAAAAGATCAAAAACTTATAGGCACTCCCGATACACAAATGTCTATATCACTTATAAGAAAAGTATTAGATCCTAAAGCCGATGATGTCGATGTATCAATAATTACAGATTTATATAGAGGGACGAAAAATATTGAAGGTTATACTCCTTCTCAATTTCTAACACAATTTAAAAAAGATAACCCTAATTATAAAAAAACAGGATTTGATAAGAATACAAAAAAGGCATACAAAGAACTAGAAGACAAGAGATTAGAAATACAGAAAGAATCATTTAATTTTTTTGATAAAGTTAGAAAAGATCCTAGGTATGGTAAATATTTAAAAGATTCAGATAGACTTCAATTTGGTTTTCAAAAAGCGCATGCTTTTCCTATAGATGAAGCAACAGAAATAGGTCGTTTTGAGAATATGGCACAAATGTCTGATATGATTTTTGTGTCCGATATGACTAGCAATGTGCGTTTACAAAAAAGATTTGATGGAGATTTAATTAAAATTGGTAACTTAGGCAGTAAAGAAAATATGGATAAACTAGCAACCATTCCAACAAATGCTGACATAAAATCTATGGGTATAAATTTACCAAAGATAATAGAGAGACTGAAAGAGTATGGTATAAATGTTGTACCCGAAGAATTTCAAAATATGAGACAATTAATATTTGGTAAGAATAAAGGTATCGTAGAGCAAATAAATAAATTGTATCAAAAGTTTGATACAGGAACTCTTCTTCCACAGGGTAAAAAAAATTATGGTTTAGTGGGTAAAAACCCAAAAAAAGTTAAACCAGAAAAAAGATTAAAAAATTTAAAAGAAAGATTTATGAAAATATTAGATGATCAAGTCTTATATGAAAAAACAAATGGTAAACAAGGTAAACCAATTACACGTCAACCAAGAAGAGATGGTCAAGAAGGAGGTTTTATAGTTGGTCTTCAAGATGGTGGAGAAGTCAAACCTGTACGTATGGCCATAGGCGGTGATCCGTTGACCAATCTCAATCAACAACAATTCTCACCCGATCCAGCCTTTGAAGGACAAGACTATTTTCAAGAAGCCGTGGATTCAGGTAATTTACAAGCAGCCAATTTATTGAATCTCTTTAAAGTTTTTAATAAACCTAAAGTGATGGCAACACCATCCAATGTGAAAAAAGTAGAAGATGCAAGAGATCCTATACCAGCACCAACAGGCTCGCAGGAGATTGCACCGTTGCCTGCAGGAAAACAAGATTTCTTTTTCAAATCATTTTTTCTCGATCAACTCAATAGTCAAAATGCACCAAAGGCTTCGACACCTCAAGGTTGGAGAGAGTTCTTAATTAAAGGAAGAAAAGTTCCTGAAGCAGAAATGATGGACACAGGAATTTTGCAATATCTAGAAGATACTGAAAAGTTTTTTCCTAACAAAAAAATTACTAAACAGGATTTAGAAAGTCTCTACGACACGTCACCTTTAGGCAACCTAGAAGTACGTGTAAAAGAAAGAAAAGCACCTGGATTTGATGAGGGTCAATTTACTTTAGATCAAGGACGACCTAGACATAAAGGTGCGGGTAATGCTGCAATTGACGAAGCTGCAGATGAGTATTTTGAAGTTGTAGTTAACGTCCCTCAACTACCCGGACAAGAAAAAGTTTTTGTTAATTCAGGACATTTTTCAGAACCGAACGTTTTAGGTTTCACTCGTGTAGGAACATACAAGAACGCTGACAATCAAACAGTGGCAGTCATTCAAGAAATGCAAACTGATATGCTAACCGAAGTTCGTAAAGAACAAGAGCGTTTGTTTGCAATGGTTAATGCACTGAAAAGACAACGTGCCGATTTAGCTAGACAAGTAGAACAAGCTCGAACTATAAGTCCCGGAAATGTTGAGTATGCCACAAATAAATTAAGACAGTTTGATCAACAATATCCAGAGAGCTTTTTGAATGATTTAGCAACAGATAATTTAATTCAACCTTTTCCTAATATCGTTGCGAAAGAATTAATTCCAGAAAAAACACGCAACCTAAATGCAATACAAGATGATATTAATAAACTAAGTATGGCAAACGTTGAACAATACGCAGACCCTGCTTACAAGACTAAGATTTTTGATTTAGCACAAGAGCAAACAAAAATTCTTGATGACTTGATGTCGATGAATCGAAGTTCAAATTATAAAGAAAAGCTTCAAGATTTTAAAGTACCCTCTACAAGCAACCGAGAGGAATTACAACGGATTGGAGAGACAGATACTTATCTACCAAGTAGTTATAATATGAAACAATTAGAATCGTTTCCTCCCATACCTTTTAATAAACAAGCAGACTATGTAGATCTATTAATTAAATCAACAATCAAAGCAGCAAAACAAAAAGGTATTGATCGAGTGGCTATTATGCCTGCCGACATAGGTGCTAACCCTCGTTGGAGTAAAACTACGGATGAAGCGAAAAAGAAGTTTCAAAACTTGTATGACAAAGTGGGTGTTCAACAACTAAAGAACATTGCAAAAAAGTATGATGGTACATTAAATGTAGAAAAAATTATTGATCCCAATAAAACTAATCGTGGTTTAACATTTCTTAATAAAAATCCAGACGGAGAGTTTCAGGTATTAAAACAAATAGAAACTAAAGTAGAAGAACTAGAGGCTGTCAGAGATAAATACTATGATGAGGAAATAACTAGAATTGCAAGTGGAGTAAATGAACCAGGTACAATAGTTTTGACTAGAGAAATTTCACCAGGTCAGATGATGGATTACTACCTTGTAGAAGGTCGTGGAGATGCCACGGATGTGGGATATCGTATGATTCCTTTAAAAGAAAACGAAAATGCAGATGATGCACTTATAAAGATTGTAGAATATAACCCTAGCGCAATCGATATGTATACTATATCATTTGACCCTTCCAAATTGGAAGAACCAATGTACTTATTTAAGAAAAAATCAGGTGGAACTATTGATAAAGATAGTTTAGTTTCTATAACAGATATATACGGCGAATATGGTAGATAAATTTAACAGCTCATCACGCAATCCAACTGATATGGACGATGCTAAAGCATTAGGTGCAGGCGGTGATGATAAAATTGATATTGAAGAAGTAGGTAGTCAAATAGAAGTAAATCTATCTCCTGATCAAGTAGAAGATAGTGTAGAAATTATTGAAGATGGTTCTGCTATCGTTGGTGAAGTTGATGTACCTATAGCTTCAGGATTTAATTCTAATTTAGCTGAAATTGTTGATGAAGCAATTTTACAAGAACTTTCCAATGAACTTATTGAAAAAGTAGAAAACGATAGATCTTCTCGTGAAGAGTGGGAACAAGCTTACACGAAAGGTTTAGACCTTCTAGGTTTTAGGTATGAAGAACGCACACGTCCTTTTAGGGGAGCGGCAAGTGTTAGTCATCCTGTATTAGCGCAAGCGGTAACACAGTTTCAAGCAATGGCCTATGTCGAACTTTTACCAAGTGATGGTCCTGTTCGAACACAGGTTGTCGGTGCAAACACAACTCAATTACAACAAGCAGCAGAGCGTGTAAAAGATTACATGAACTATGAGATTACTCATGTCATGGAAGATTATAATCCTGAAATGGATCAATTATTATTTCAATTACCTTTATCAGGAAGTGCATTTAAAAAAGTTTACTTTGACGAAGTCTTACAAAGAGCAACATCAAAATTTATTCCAGCAGAAGATATGATTGTACCGTATGGTGCATCTGACTTAGACACTTGTGATCGTATTACACAGATCGTTAAGATGTCTATGAACGATTTAAGAAAAAAACAAGTTTCAGGATTTTATCGAGACGTAGATTTACAAGCTTATGGTGATGATGAGGCAAGTGATATACAAGATAAAAAAGATCAAATAGATGGCACAAATCCAACCAATTATAAAATGGATGACATGTCTGAACTTTATGAAATGCATGTTGATTTAGATCTTGAAGGTTTTGAAGATATTGATCCTAGAGATGGTGAGCCTAGTGGAATTAAATTACCTTACGTAGTAACTGTTGAAAGAACATCTAATAAAGTTTTATCCATATATAGAAATTACAATGAAGCTGATGCTTTAAAAAGAAAGAATGAATATTTTGTACACTACAAGTTTTTACCGGGTTTAGGTTTCTATGGCTTCGGTTTAATTCACATGATTGGTGGTTTGACAAGAACTGCTACAACAGCATTAAGACAATTACTTGATGCGGGAACACTATCTAACTTACCTGCAGGTTTTAAATCAAGAGGTTTAAGAATACGTGATGATGATCAACCTTTACAACCAGGAGAGTTTAGAGATGTTGATGCCCCTAATGGTGTAATTCGTGAAGCATTAATGCCTTTACCTTACAAAGGGCCAGATCAAGTTTTAATGCAACTTTTAGGTTTCTGTGTAGATGCTGCAAAACAATTTGCAACAGTTGCTGACATGCAGTTGTCAGAGATAGGAAGTTCACAAACTCCTGTTGGTACAACCATGGCACTAATGGAACGTGGCACAAAAGTTATGTCCGCAGTTCACAAAAGATTACACTATGCACAGAAAAAAGAATTTGAACTATTAGCTAAAATTTTCAAATTGGTTTTACCACCAATGTATCCTTACAATGTTGCAGGTGGACCAAGAGAAATAAAGATACAAGATTTTGATGATAACATAGACATTCTACCTGTTTCAGATCCAAACATTTTTTCAATGTCACAAAGAGTGACGCTTGCACAAAATCAATTACAACTAGCTCAATCCAATCCGCAGATGCATAATCTGTATGAAGCCTATCGAAGAATGTATATTGCTTTGGGCGTAAAAGATGTTGAACAAATTTTACCAATACCAAAAGGTCCCCAACCACAAGATCCTGCTATGGAGCACAGTGTTGTTTTAAAAGGAGCACCTCTTCAAGCTTTCCCTCAACAAAATCATGAACTTCACATAAAAGCACACAGAACTTTTATGTCGTCTGTTTTGGTTAAGTCAAATCCGATGGCTGTTATGAATTTAGCATCACATATTAATCAACACGTTTCGTTACTTGCAACACAAACTGTTGATAAAGCAATGGTTCAAGAAGCGGAAAAATTACGTCAACAATTCGGTGAGCAAGTTCCACCAGAAGCATTACAAGCTTTACAAATGCAGAGAGCTGCAGCTATAGATAATGAAATTGTAAAAATTACTGAGCAAATGGTCGGTGAAGAAGCAGAAGCAATGCAAGATCAAAACATGGATCCTCTTGTTTTACTCAAACAACAAGAATTAGCCATGAAACAAGCTGAAATGGAGATGCAAGCACAGTTAAAAGGTGAAAATCAAGCCTTAAAAGAAAATCAATTTGATTATAAACAAGTTTTAGATGCACAAAAGTTGAAAAAAGACTACGATTTAGCAGAATTAAGAGCAAATGTAGCAAGAGAGAGAACTAATGCCACTAACCAAGAAGGGTAAAAAGATTAAAAAGGCCATGACAAAGACTTATGGCAAGAAAACTGGTGAAAAAGTGTTTTATGCAAGTAAAAACAAGAAAAAAATCAAAGGTGTAGAGAAAAATGCTTAGTTTATTAACTGGTCCAATAGCTGGAATGG